AAGTGTATTGAAGTAAATAATGCGCTTTACTTTAAATTTTAACATTTTGCAAAAAACCTTCACCCAATAACGCAGTCCACGACAAGGCCAGCTTTGCGGCCCTGCGTGGCTGCTTGTTCATTAGTTTTAAAGCAGGGAAGCGAGACGAACCCGCCTCCCTGTGAAAATCATCCCAAATCAAGGGTTTGCAAACAACGTGGGGTTGACCCATGTATTTCTTTAGTATTGGTGTGCGTTGTCTCTCTTGGTGTCGGCAGAGGTAAAGCGGTCATACTTTAATTCGTCACGAAGGATTGCTATTTCTTGGCTCATGCCTTCAAGTACCTTTTTGATAGCGTCACATATTCTTACCCCTGCCTTTTCGCGCCCTTCGTATTCGTACTCTTTGGCGTACAAATCACGGTACTCTTCGTCGTTTTCTGATTTAGCCCTTGCAGCCGCGTTGCTCGACTCCGTTTCAGAGAATCGGGAGACTAGCTTGCTAAAGCTGGCTTTTCGTTGCGCCCTAGTTACCCGCTGAACCTTTGCGACATCTGCAAGTATCTTGGTGTACCAATAGTGCTGGCTAGATAGTTCGCGCCGCATGTTTATTAGCCGACTCATTTCAAGTTCTGGCGTATGCTCGAACTCGCTTATCAGGTCATCCACTTTCTTTGGGTCTAGCATTGGTGGTTATTGTGGTAGGTTAGGGTGGTTGTGGTTTATTCTTTTAAAGACTCAATAACTATCGGGAACAAATCCCTTGCCATGCGTACGACCTTTTTCTTTTCGCGCCTCGTGTCCCCGTCTGGTTCTTCCCTTGCGTCCATATATCCAAGGTCTATCATGTTATTGACATTGCCTATTGTGTCTTCATTAGGCCAGTGGGCTAATTCTGCAAGGGTAAGAAGGGCTTCTGCAATTTCACAATCTATATCTGATTGCATAAGGTTATTTTTCAATTTCATGCTACTTTCTTTTGCGCCCCATTGAGGGCCGGTGGTGGTGATAGTTTGTGGTCAGGCGGGTATATAGATTGCGTCTCGCTTAGTTCAATCAGTTTGCCATGTATGTATTCCCGGCAAAGGCCAACGGCGGTACGTATCAACTCAACTCGCTTATTGTCTCGCTTAACCCAAAAAAGCCTAATTCGCTTTTCCATTGGTTCGCCTTCGTAGGTTAGGCGGCGCTCAACAGCTTCATATATTTCATTGGTGTAGGTCATGTAACCTAATTTCCGGGCTTCATACGTTGCCTCCTTTTCGATTATCTCCTGTGGGGCGCTCGTTAGCGTGTAGGAGAAGCACCACCAAGGGCGGTCGAATAATTCGCAGTAGACAACCCCCTGGTCTTCGTAAATCTTGTTAGTCATTTCCGACTTGATAACCGGGTGCGAAAAGGCCCAATAAGGATTCTTAATGTCAACCCCTATGTCTGGTTCTAATACGTCGCAAATTCCGGTAAAGTCTTTGTCGTACATTCTCTCCCCTTCGTAGGGTATCATAAATTCACGCTTCATAAAGTCTTTGGTCAGCTTCACGCCTTCCGCTTCGTTCATATTGCCTTTCTTCGTGTACTTGTTTTCGTAGTCCTTGAACTGGTCAAAAAGCATTGCGATAATCCAGTCGTCACAAATCGTTTGACCGGACTTGCTAAGAACCGGCTTTGCGTCCCGTTTAGCGATTAACTCCCCCATGCGCACCCGCTTGTTGTCTGTCCACTTCAGCGGCTTGCCCGACTTGCTTAGGGCTAATCCTGCTTCCGTCTCGTAAAGCGTTTGTAGTTCTGCCTCCTGACGGCCCGTTAAGCCTACTGACAGCCCCGTGGTGAGCATATAAGCAGACGAGGCGTGTCCTCGGAACTGTTCAGGCGTGAAGGTGATGAAATGGGCGTACATGGCTTATTGCTTTTGGTCTGCGTTATCAACCGCGTCTTGCAGTTCTTGCGCTACATTGGCAGATACATTGTACTTAGACCGGATGTTCTCAATTTTGTACCCGCCAATCATTGCAGCTACACAGTCGTTCCACTTTGGGTGCTTGTTGTGCAACTGGTCCTTTTGCGGCTCCGGGCTGGTAGGCTGCTTTACTCGAATACCGTCTACCATCTTGCCCGCAAACTTTACGGCATGGTCTACGTATAGTACCAACTTAGTTCCAGGCCAGTTTTCAATGTGACGGCTGCCGTTGGTCTTTTGGATGGCCTTAGCGTTGGTCACGTTGATGACCATTGGCTTTACGTCCTTTTCGTTGAACTCGATTACAAGGCATTCGTCAGACTTGCCTCCGGGCTTGGTTACTTTGCGCTTACTGGCGGACTTGACCGTAACGGCCTTTTCTTCGCCGTCGTCAAAGTTGTGACTTCCGAGGTATTCCTTATCAAAAAAGGATTGCCAGGGGGTTAGGTCTTTTGTTAGTTGCTTACTCATCTTACTGGTTGTTTGCTTTGTGCCGTTAGGCGGGTTAGGCTATTTTTTAGGTTAATCGATTTCTTCTTTTTCGCCTGAATCTTGAACCACTTCCCACGCTTCAGAAAAGTCACGAGAGGCAAAAGCGACTGCCAGACCTGACACTTGAGAAAGTCTTAGGACTTCGTCCGGCTCCATCCCTAACTCTTTTGCTATTTTTTTATCTGACCATTTTCTTCGCTTTAGGGCTACTACCATATCACTCATTGAGTCAACCCCGTGCTTTCCTCTTGCTCGATTGTGCCTTACCGTTGAAGCCATTCTGTCGTTAATGCCCGTTCGGTCGTCCTTAATTGTTACTACAGGCAAATACCCCTTTACCCTATCTTGTATAAGCTCAGATTCTTTCCCAACTCTGTTTCTGTGAAATCCGTCAATTACCTCCCTTGTGTCTCCGGTGTCCATTTTGCCTAACTGGCGATCGTAAGCCGTTACAATTGGTTGAGTATAACCGTCACAAGCTATGGAGTGCTCAAGCAGCTTCATTTCCGGTGGAGCCACACTATTGGGATTGTAGTCATTGGCGTGAACAGATGTGTTTTTAACCCACAGTACCAAATCTACTGGTTCCGTTTTAAAAGGGCTCACCTCGTGAAGTGCCTCTCTTGCTTGGTTCATTATTTCAACCCCTCGTTCTAGTTCAGAAGACGATATTGCGTCTTGAAGCGTCTTTATGGCTTGTTCTATGTTGTTCATAGTGACTTCTTTATTTTTGCGTAATTCTTAAATTCTTTGGTTACGATATACCCTCTTTTCAGGTAAATATGCAATGCTGACTTGGTGGCGGTTGCCTCTACTGTTCCGCAATAGGTAAACTCTTCCATTTCCTCTATAAGCTTAGAGAAGTGTCCCTTGTTCCTGTGATCAGGGTGTGTGTAAGCATACCTTAATTTGCACTTACGGTTTTTTTCTGAATAGCCTATAAAGGACAGAACTTTGCTGTTTTCAATCCAGAATAAAAACTTTATACCTTCGTGATAAATAAGCGGCTCACCTAACTCTTTAAAAACTGTTGAGTCAAAAGTGTAGTCCTTCAGCAGGTTGGCGATTATTGGTTGGTGTTGAGATTCTTGAATCATTTTTTTCTGTTTAGTAAGCCCCATTCCTTCCGGCGGCGCTTCATTAGTGACATATATTTATCGTAGCTCGAAGACTTTGTTATAGAAAAACCAAGACCAGAGCACCAGTAATCATTTTTCAAAAGCACCTTGCAAACCCTTTTCCATGAAGGAACTTTATCAAATATCTCTTGCGGTGCATCGTCTTCTATTCCTTCAGGGTAGCCCCTTGTTTCATACCACTTTATGTATTTTGCTATCTTGTTTCTGTAATGATCGGAGGTTGCGGGAGGCATTGACTCCAAAATGTTCATTGCAAAAGATTTCCATGTATGGCCTTCTGGTAGGGATATTTGTTGATTGCCCAAAACATTCCCAGACCTTCGACCATATTCGTTAACTGTATTTGCCCCTTGTACTCGACTTACTAATTTCGCCCACATTTGCGGCTCAATTATTTGGTAAAGCCACAGTCCCGTTCTGCTAGTGTCTCCAAACGGTTCGTCTATTCTCATTTGGTGAATAGTTAAACCAGCCTTAGCCATCAAGTCATATAGCTTATTGTAGCACTTATTAAACTTTCCGGTGTAAGTCCAAATGTCCTCTGTCTGCCAATCGTAAATTGGGTAGATAGACCACAGATCAGCTTCGCCGTCAATTCTTGCAGTGTAAGACCTTCCTTTATATCTTACAATATCTCTAGCAACCGTCCTAAATCGGTTTAAACTTTCTTGTGTTCGTATTCCTACAAAGTTTGCTATCTCTTTCCCATTTGACATCCATCTTGCGTAAAGAGGGGTGAATTCTTCAAACGTCATTCCTTCGTAGTAGAACGGGAAATAATCGTAATCGGTTATTGCTTCTTTGGGTAATTCTCTAACCCATAATTCTTTTTTGTCAGGGTTCCAGCAAGTCCATATAGGCTGGTACATTGAGCAAGAGTTGTCAGTAGACAAGGGCAATGCTATCCAGTGTGGCGTAATGTGGTCAGCATAAAGGGCCAGCATTTCTCTCATGTGATCAATGGTTATGGTGAACTGGCACTCCCAATCTATAAACATTATGTTTATTTTCCGATTCCTTTTAATGGCTTCTTCCATGACCAAGTGGAACATTACGGTACTGTCTTTGCCTCCACTGAAAGACAGGTATATACTCTCAAAAGAATCGAAAGTTTCCGAAATCCTTAGTTGGGCAGCTTGCAGCACATTTATTCCAAGTTTTGTCTTTTCCATTATTTAAAAAGTTTTAATTGAGGGTTGGGTAAGAAGATTCCAACAGAGCGAAAAGCCGTGCTGTTGGCAGCCTTTTGTTGCTTTCTATTAAGGCTGCTCCAAGCAAGGCGGGTTTCTGCTTCTGTACACCCAAACATAATAAAACAAGCTGATTGACCTATCCAAGAGTTAGGGTTGGACATTGAGCTTAAATGATGAAAAGAGCTTTTTTTCATGGTGAAAAGTGCTGAACAACAGGCCACCATGAATGATTCAGGAGTAGATAATAGTTTTCTAGCAGCAGATACCTTTTGCAATCTTAAAGGCATTTTTGCGTACAAACCTAGTTTCCAGCACTCCCAATTATTGTGGTGTTGATAAAGATTTAGCTTTTCCATAGTTATTTTTTAAAGGAGATTAAAGGCGGGCCGACACACAGCCGACCCGCGAAAGAGTGTTGTTCACCCAAATCAAATAATCTCAATCACATTCATTATCTTTGTTGTGTAAGGGGCGGCTTCA